CGAACGCCACGCTCTCGATGACTTCCGCTTCCGTGCGGCCATCGGCCTCGATATCGCTGTGAGCAATGATGTCTTCTGCGATCTCCACGATGTCTTCGGTGGTGAGGTTGTCCTTCCACTCGCAGAGGTCAAGCTGGAGATGCCGGTACTGGTCGTTGGTTCCTCTGGTGTACCAATCGTTCTTGATGCACAGCTTGCGGATGTCGCTTGCGCCAACGGTTCTGATCTCGATGAATTCCATTTGATTTTCCTCCAATACTTACTGATTAGTAAGATTTATCGTTGACGATATCGTAGCAGCCTTGCGCTCTACCAGTCAAGCAAATTTTGAGAAAATTTTCTGGAATTATCGTATGTGTTTACCTGATGGGCAAAAAAATATCGGCAGGGCATTTTCAGCCCTGCCAAATATCATTCGCAAAGTTGTTCAATCAGTCTGTTCGCATCTTCGTCTCCGATTGGAGAGATGGAACTTACGCCACCATCCCATTTTACATAGGTGGCAACGAAGTATCTTCCTTGCTCATCACGATACAGTTCGCAGAAGACATCCTTGCTCTCGTCCGAATGGCAAATGGCATCTGACTTGTATGTATCATACTTTACGCCGTTCACCATCATCTTTAGGCGTGCTCCGACGCCCTTTCTTCGAGCGCTAACCTCATCGCTCGTATCAACTTCTACGATTCTCATCTCGTAACCGAGGATACCGAGTAGTTTGCTGAACTCATCGGCAGACAGATCGTTGCGTCTCAACTTGTTGCAAATTCTCTGCTGAGACCACCCCATTTTCTCAGCGACTTCTTTCTGCTGTAGAGGGCTTCTGTCAATCAGGTCTTTACAGATTTCAGTTGGCGTCACGATATCACCTCCAACATTTATTATGGTGCAAGTATATCGTGGCTGTTTATTGCTGTCAATATTCTCTGTGTTAAACTGCATCGTTTATCAGCCCTTAAACTTATTCTTTACAGGATTTATAGCTGCTACTGTAGCCTTCGTACAGATTTCAACAGACTTGATTGTCATGAGTGCGGGGAGAGCACACATTTTGAGGACTAGCTTTACTGACTTCATCGGCCGCTGCTCCCAAATCCATTAGCGCCTCGGTCGGTGTCATCAAGCGAATCAGCAAGCTCAAGCGGCGCTGTCGCAACCGGCAGAATAACGAGCTGCGTGATCTTGTCTCCGGCTTTGATCTTGTAATCATACCCGCTGAGGTTGTACAGCTTAACCACAATACTTCCGGTGTATCCGGCATCGATAACGCCGTCGCTGATAAGGCCATGCTTTACGTTCAATCCGCTTTTGCTCTTGAGGAACCCAACAAATCCGCTCGGAATAGCAATATGAACGCCGGTATCAAATGTGGCAGATTCCTTTGCTTCGACAATGCAGTCTTCTCTCGAGTACAGGTCAAGGCCGGCATCTGTTTCATGCGCTCTGGTAGGCATCTTTGCGCCTTCATCAAGCATAACTTTCATCTTATTGTCTCCATTCAGTTCTTTGGAAGCAGACGATTAAGCATCTGTTCGTACATTGTTTTATACATATCTCTTTCAGTCTGGAGGCGAATGATTTCTTCGCGCTCGTTCTTCTTGTCGAGAGAGCCACCGGCGCTTTCAGCAGCAGTATCATAGCCGACACAGAGGCTGATAGCGATTGCCGTATCGACCATCTGCATTTCGAGATCTGTGCAGCGCCCAACATAGTCTCCAAGTCTCTCGTATGAGACGCTTGTAACTTGCTCACACAATGCAACAGACGGCTTCTTCGCACTGCGAATATGCGCGTGCGTTGCGAGCTCTTCTTTGGGCTGTGTCGTGAGGTATACAACCTCAAGAACATCTGAGCTGGCGTTGATTTGGTCGCTGGATACAACAATAGCAGGACGACCCGGCCACTGCTCGCTACCAACGGTTTGGTAATCTGTACTGCGGTTCACATAGTAGATATCGCCACGTCTAATGCACATTCACTTCTTCTCCTTCCCGGTAATAAGTTCGGAACACTGGAGCGACTCAATCCAATCGCAAAAGTAGTGCCATTCATCAAGCTTGTGATCTTTCCGGGCGTGGTAGATGTTTTTCAGCACAGCATAGTTCAAGTCCAACGTCCGAAGCTGGTTGTAACTAGACGGAAGAAGCTGAATCATCTGCCACCAATCGTTTTTATCCTTAGTTTCAAGATATCTTTCTCGATACATATTGAGCAAATCAATCGTCGGCCTCAAGTCTTGAAGAGGAGCATACAGATGCTCACAGCTAAAATCATCAAGCGTAAATTCCTTTGCGTGAATCTTATGCATCGTGCTGCACGAATCTGTAACTGTCCCGACTTTGTACTGGTCTGCTTCTTTCCACCAATACAACGGTGCTGTGATGTCGCACTGAACATGAATCATCCTCATGAATTTCCCGTGATCTGTTCCGGCGTTGGCGAGTGTGCGCATCAATGCGAAATCGTTATCACCGACGAAAAAGCTATGACCATCAACGACAGAGCTGTCGCTCTTCTCCCATGAGTTTTTCGGATTACGCATCCCACGGACGGCTGCTTTCATGCCAACCACTTCTACGTTTTCAATCTTAATCATCCGATTGTCCTCCCAATGAGTTCATCGATGCTCATATCAAGAGCATCAGCAACCGCCCAGATATTCATGATTGTCGGGTTCGTAATGTCATGCTCCCACGCTCGAATCGTTGAGGGAAGGACTCCGCTTTTATTTGAAAGCGCTGTTCGAGAGA